CCCCTGCCATACCGCATGCGAGGGACGTGCTCCAGCATGCCATGCAACTTCGAAATGCTCCGTTTCAAGCCTCTCAGCGTTCATATCAGAGATTTTCCCAGTAAGCTGCGAAACCCCAGTCATAACCGCCCTTCTGGCAGCCACATCCACACGATTATGCCAACCCGATGCATAATCAATGGTACGAAGCCCACTATTTGTCAGTTGAGTAACTACTTTCCGAATCATGGTATTGTAATCAAACGTGCCGTAGACCACCCCGGTAATAGCTTGGTCAAGGTAATTCTGATAAATATCTGCCAGTGGTGTCATAACAAACTTGCCATTTCCATAATCCACGTAAAAGCCCATGGACTGAGTGATATTTCGGAGTTCATCATTGCTTTGCTGAATAAGCCCCTCCGTGAGCTGCTGCAGTTCCTTATTTTCTTCGTAAGGAATATATTTCGCATTTACCTGCTCATAAATATCTTTATTTCGGACATATTCCCAATCAATTACCTTGTCGTATAATTCAAATACTTCCGGATAGGAAAGCTTTAATGTGTCTTTTATCATTTTTTCGATATCCTCCGAGGAATATCCGATAATTCGAAGCCGGTTAATCTGCCAGTCTGCTGTGCTGGTGATTTTCCCGGCTTTCTTTATCCGGCGTACAATATCCTCCAGAATCATCTGCTCCAAATTCAGGTAATGCTTCTCAATTTGACCGGATAGTTGCTTTTTGTAATCCTCTCTCAATCAGATCACCTACTCCATGACATTGTTTTGCTCCGGCAACATCTTCTTTGCAGTTGTTTCGTCTTCGTTATACCACTTCATACGGTATTCCAACTGAGACATCACTCCCATACTTACATCCTGCCTGTCCTGCTGCCGCTCTGCTTCCTCATCCGTCAGAATAGAATCATTGAACTTACAAGAGAATTCATATCCTGAATTTAACATGCTGTTGTAAAAGGCAAGACCTGCAGCAAAATCCTCCAGGCAATTATACAAGTTATTCTGGATTGCCGTTACCCGGTTGTATTTCCGGTTCTTAGATGCCTTAATTTCTGTGGCTGTCTTTGCTACTTCATGCACGTCCGATAAATCCCCATAAGCCAGACCAACAGAAAACTCTATTTCTCGCTTGTATTCTTCTAGTCCACGCTTAAATGCTTCATCCCGCATCTCAGGGGAATATTCTTTCAGAAGTTCCTGATCTTTTCCTGCTTCCAAATTCAATCCACGATAAAGTCTCTTATTAAGCTTTGACATTCTGAATTTGCCTGTTGATTTATCTTGCTTTAATGCTCTGTTGTCTACATGGATAGCCCGCTCACCGGATTCATATTCCCAATCAAGTCTTGCCCCCTGAATATCTGCTTTCCTGATTAAGTCTACTGCGGAATCATATACGGAAACACCGCAAGCAGATTCATCCACCTTATTCTTAATTGGATTCCGGTAATATCCAAAGTCCATCCTGCTCATTCCCGGATAGGTAATAGGACCTGGGTCAATGTTCCCCCATTCTTTCACCGCTTCTAAGCTGCACGGGAGTCCGATATCATTTGCTGTTCGGGAATGAAAGCAACGATTTTCTATGGTCAGATTTCCGTTCAGGAAATAATGTCGTTCAAACCTTGTGAAATAATCCTCGTCTCCTACCTTTTTCACAGTTAGAAATGCAATATCATTCGGCTTTCCATCATCTCCAAAGCTGATAGGAATAATCTTATCAGCAGAAACAAACTCAGCCATAGCGCCACCAAGGGGCTTTAATACAAATGACCCAAGAGCCAATCCTTCTTGCAGGTTTTCATTCAGGCTCGCAATATTCTTTTGGTAAATCTTATCCAATCGCTCATTGCTTACACTTGTTTCCATTTCTACCAAGGCACAGTCTGCAAATTCCCGGCAAATACCCTCTTGAATGCCTAAAGAAACAATACTGTCCGTTATCCAGTCCGCTTGGCCGTTCAACATCTGTTTCCACTCAGTAATTGCATATATCATTTTGTCGGAGAGGATGATGTCCTTGCCGACAATCTGTTTTAATGTCGTATATCCAAACATTCTCATTATTCCTTTCCAAAATCTTTTAAATCCATCAAACATCTTCCACCTCTTGTATCAGATATTTTATATCTCTTTCTATGGTGTATTCCCAGGCATCCAGGCTGTCAATATCTGTGCTGCCATCATCCAGGCGCTCATCCTTATCTTTTACCTCTGTATCCCACACAGCCTCAGAAAAGGCAGTTTCCAGACTTTCGCAATCCTTAGTAAGAAAAAACCGCCCTGCTCCCATAAGCTTGACGGTACAACGGATTCGGTCTGTAATTGTTTTCTTTTTTGCCGGCTTTACGGATATCCATGGAAACTCTCTTTCTACGGCATTCCTAATAGAATTTCCCAGAACGGTTTCGGCATTGTCCCAGAATACGGATTCCACATTACAGTATTCTACATAATCTCCATGTTTTACAATCACGCCATACTGGTCTATAACCTCTTGGACAAATTCACAAAACAATTCATCCAACTTATTGCTGTCAATGTCCTCTTTTTCATCCTTCGCCTTAATCCTCCTGGATTTCAAAGCAATGACATCTCTGTAATTATCTGTATAGCCCCTTGCAACGAAGGAATGGCCCGACTGGTTTCCGCCAAAGTCCAGTCCTATCTCAATAGATGTGATATCTTCTTTCCGGAACTGCTTCTGTTCCAAATCCTGTGACAACTCATCCATTACTTCGCACCGGAAAGCAGCAGGGTTGTCTGCGAATCTTTTGTAAATTGCTCCTGCAGCACGCTTCCACAGGCCAAGGATTAAACGGTCATAGTAGATCGTGCCCTCATATTCCTTGCAGATTTGTTCAACATATGCTTCTGGAAGAAATGGATTGTCAAAAATTGTATAGCGCTGCAAGTAAATATCCAGTTCTTCATTATCCAAAAACTCTTTAAGCCAGTGTGTTGGATGCTCTGGGTTGCAACTTCCATCAAAGCAGGAATACTGCTTGTCCAGACGGGATTTTAACATCTGGAACACTTCCTTGTTCCACTTTGCCACCTCGTCCCCATAGCAGTATTTTATACTGGAACCCTGTATTTTTGCTACCTGGCTGACTTTCTCAGCTCCAAGGCAATACACATCTTCGCTACATATTCTTGCCACATTCCGGTTATTGATAGTGCCTATCAGTTTATCTGTGTAGATTTCCCTCATGGGCTGTAGCACGTTTCGCTCTATAGATTCCTTTGATACACCGAGAATAACATTTAGCCCTGGCTTTCCAGTACGCTCTCTAATACGAAAAGGTACCACAAATGCTGTATCTACATAAGATTTTCCGGAACGAACTGCCCCGGATTTAAAATTCCAGCGGTGTGTAGCATTCACAATATATTCATTCTGCTTCCTGCTTAACTGCATTATCATGCAACTCCTTTAATATGCTGTCCAGCTTCTCAATGGCTTCCTCTGTCTCATTCTCTCCAGTGACTGCCTGTTTCCTTGCCTTCTTGAGTTCGGTATCTGCTTCACGATTTCGTCTGTTTTCATCTGGTTCAGAAGACTGCCCAGCATATTTAGCAACAAAGGTAGCTGCCTTTGTATTTCCGGCCATTGCTTCTTTGATTTGCGCTGCCAGCATGGCACTCTCAAGGGTGCTTTCAAGCCCCAGGGATTCCAGAACAGGGGTCCATTCTGGATTATCTATTTTAGCAGTCAAGAGAAGATTTAAAGTCTTTCGGAAGTCCGCCTTCCTTCGCCTGGCTTCTCCGCTGGCTTTTCCTGCTATTCTTGCTAATTCCCGGCGTTCTTTCGGCGTTCGATTGCTGTTTGCATCCTTTATGTTTTCATAGCCTGCCATCACCTCACCTTCCTATCGTTTAATTTTAATGGACCCTCTGGGATTCGAACCCAGGGCTGCCCGGTTATGAGCCGGGTACTATAACCTGCTGAGTTAAGGGTCCTTATGGGTATTAGAAAAGACACCCGGGTGGGTGCCTTATACTTGTCTGTTCTTCGGTTCTACCGCTTCAGAACGGATATTGTGTGTCTGATTCTGATTTTCCGGTTTGACCTTTTCTGCTATGCTGTTGAATTTATTCAGATTCTTCTGCCTATTTTCTTGCTCCTGCTTATTCATGCTATCGCCTCTAGAATAGTATGTGCAGAGTAGAGGATTTTATCTAGAAGAAAAGAAGCATGGAGGATTATCCGTTCTATTTATCCTTTTCTATTGCCTAAAACAAAACCTAATACTGCTGTAATACCCGGAAAAAATAATTTCCATAGTTCTTTTACTGTAGCTATATCATCTCTAAAGATAATTGTACAAACGCCTCCTGTTATAAATATAAGCACACCTATTGTCAAGGCAATATATAACTCTGGATGCTTCTTACCAAATATCTTATCAAACATTCCATCACCTCTTCCAGCATCAGGTTCTATCATTTGACCTATCAATTTATTTTTTGTTGTTTGTTGTAAGTTTGATGTAGTTAACTCGTTAATTACATCTATTTTATTAGAATTATTCTTTACATCCATATATATTCGCCTACCTTTCAATCATGATTGTATATTCCACTTTTCTGACAGTATCAGTAGGCATGCTCGACCAAAAATGTATGTACATTTTTTTTCCATTTGATATTGCAATTTCCATTGGTTCATTTGTCCCTGTTCCGTATTTCGAAAACTTTTTACACAAAAAACGAATTCGATTATTGCTAACTTCTGTACTCAACCCCTGGTCTTCCGCTTTATCATCAAATTCACATTCAATAATAAAATTCAACTTATCATTTGCAGGAATATGGATTTCCAATTTATCATCCTTATTAAATAAATAAATAGTTTCTGTTTCTAATATTTTATATTGTCCCGAATATGTTTCGTATCGCATATCATTTCCTCCAAATACATTTTCTTCTATCATACAACAAAACACCTCATATTTCTACAAGGTGTTTGAAAAAAATATTTGGGGGAGTTGACGGT